TGCCGCCTGTGCCGCCAGAAAAGTTTGAGGTAACATTGTTCACTGATGCACCACTTCCACCTCCACCGTAAGCGTTAGATGGTGCATCGGTACCGTCACTATCTCCAGTAACTGAAAGTCCACCACCAGCAAGATACGAATTACCTCCTGAACCTCCCATGCTCTCAGTTGTTGCTGTCCCTGCCGCTGATCCGTACATACCAACGCCGCCATTCAAATTTAAATCTCCGCTAGAACCTACACCGCTATCGCCGCCGTTTCTAAAATTTGCATTGGTTGGTGATGCTGCAGTGCCTCCAATCCCGCCAAGTCCCCCAGTGGCACTACAATGCGCTCCAAAGGATGAACTAGCCCCATCAGAGCCATCATTGGCACCACTGCCACCGCTACCACCTGATCCGACTGTCACAGTTTCTGTTGAGCCAAATGTGTCTGATGTGATTATTTTGATGGATGCACCACCACCACCACCGCCACCTGCTCCCGCAGCCGTTCCTGATCCTTGTCCGTCAACTCCGCCGCCGCCGCCACCGCCACCGACGACAGTGACTTCTATTGCACGACAACCCGCTGGGGCAGTCCAAGTTCCACTAGATGTAAAAACCTGAATTGTTGGTGGTAAAAAGCTCAAATTTTGATCGGGTAAAGTTATCGTGCGATCTGTTGCAGTATCTGTTCCAGTAATGGTGTAAATACCACCAGATGCCACTTCAATTTTAGCATCGCCAGTAACAGTCATATCTCCTGTTACCGCAACACTGTCAGTGATCTCAACGCGCGTTGTGCCATCGTCCGTTTTAAGACTAATACCACCCGCATCAACCGCCTGAACCACCGCTGTTCTGACTTCCCATTCACTTGACGCTTGATCGAAATACGCCAATGTGATCCATGCGCTGTCAGCTTCGTTCCGCAGCATCAACAGGCTGTTTGTCGTGTCGTACCAAAACTGATTGGCATATGTCGTGCTTGGTGCTGACGTTCCAGATGAATTTGATGCCAACGCAGTCAGCGCGTTGTTTATGTCTGCGCGTGTGGCTGGAAAGCCTTGGTTCGCAATGTTGAAGTCGTGTTGAGACATTATGTCAACTCCTTACCGTATCCTTTGGCAACATAGTCCAAATCAACCGAATTTGTGCTTTGCGTTGCGCCATCATAAATCGTTATCGTAAAACCGCTGCGGCTTTTACTTGTTATAGCATAGCGTTCACCATCAGCCAAGTTTGCAAGAGTGACCCCTATTGATGGTGTCGCTTTGAAAGCTGTTGGGAATGTCACATCAGTAGTTCCCGTGAATGTGATGTCACTTTCAGCTTCGACACGATCAGGCATATCAATCCGTGCAGAAAGTTCACGGATGACTGGCGATGCTGACGTGTCGTCCGATGTTAAAGTTGCGCGGAATTGCATTGCCCGTGCAGATATATCCGCAACAACAAATTCTTGCCAATCTGTCCATGTTGGCGATCCAGAGGGATCATCATCCGTGTGGCGTAACTGAAAACTTGCTGATGTTACATCGAACTGATCTGGATCGCCATCAAACAAACCTTCACGCGCATCAAACAAGCCAGATGCAGCGTCAAAACTATCGGTATAGTCTAGGTTAGAAAACTTCATGCTTGGCGACACTCGGCTTGTATATACTTCGCCAAGATCAAGTGTGTTTGCAAATTCATAAGTGCCGCTTCTTAATACTGTGCCAAAGCCACCATCAAATAAGCCTGTGGCATCATCAAAGTTGCCAGACGTATCATCAAATTGCGCGGATGTATCAAGAACAAGATAAGTGCCTTCGCCATCAACAGCCGAAACAACATTCGTCTTTGTGCCGCTAAATGATGGGTGTTCGTTATAGGTTTGCACAACGTTAAATTCTTCAACATCGAATGAACTGACAAACACGACAAAGCTAGACGCATCGTCCGACAGTGTGCCAATCTTATCAACTGCCTTGATGAAATATGTGCCAGTTCGTGCGGGAACGACAACGCTATTTGCGGGGCGTGCAATCTTCTTAACTAGATCAACTGCGTTCGCATATGTTGCACCAGTGGTTAGCGAACTGTAGCGGATTTTGTAATGCGATAAATCCAGATCAGTTGTTGGTGTCCATGTTAGGTGCAATGAATTGCCGATCACGTTGCCAGAGAAATTCGTTACATCTTGTGGTGCTGCGGCAAACGGTGAAAAGTCAAAATCAGTCTGATATGACCAATCCGATTTTACGCCAAAGCTGTTGATGGTTCTGACGCGCACGTCATATTGGCCATCACTCAACCCAACGATTTCAAACAATCCTTCGGTTTGTGTTCCAACCTGAATATATCTCGAATTTACCGACTTCTTATATTCGACTTCAAATTGTGATGCATATTGTTCAGTGCCAGTAACGTCGATGATCAAAACACCAACCGCTGCCTGATTAACAATACGCAGTTCCGAACTTAGATCAAAACCCGCTGGTTCAGTATCAAATGGGTCAGCTAGTTCAGTATTATCAAGCAAGAAATCTTCTTCTTCGTCATCCCAATCATAAACGCCAGATGATGTTTCTCGCAGTACCAGAGATATTTCTAGCGTTTGATCTGTGCCAAAACCAAACCGCCAATCAACGACCTCAAATGGCTTTGTGCTAAAACCAAGCCGTGAATTTGTGATATTAACAACATCACCAATCTGAAGCTGCAAAGCCTTCAGGCCAAATGTGCCTGACACGGTTAATTGTTGACGACCCCTGAAAAGTGCGATCTTTGCCAAACGCTGCGCCATCTCTGGCGTTGACGTAAATGCAAACGATAAGTCCTGCGTAACGATTTCGCCGTTGTCCTCATTCACAAACACCGAAGATGTGACTTGTGGGAAATCGGACGGCTGATACTTTGTTGATGGGCCAACAAATGTGCCTGTGACTGTATTGAAATTATCGCGGCGGCTATGGCGCGTGTTAATCTGCAACGCACTGCGCAAGTCATCTTCATCCAATGTTAAGACAGGTGTCGTATATGCGCCCGCCTTAACACCCCATTGGCCTTGGCTATACCAAATCGTTCCCGCCATCGATGCAGTCAAATCCGTGATAACATCGTCAGGTGGCAGTGCCGTTGTGAATGCACCGTTTACAGTATAACGATCTTGCGTTGATCCACCTTTGAGCGTCACATTTTCATCGCAGATATTTGCCGCTGCGGAAAAGAAGGTGTCATTGATTTCACTTTCTTCTGCGCCAAGCCCATAATCAGCTGTTAGGTAATCACGCAAACAAAGTGCGGCATTGTCTGACCATGCGGTTGTGTCAGTGCGCGGATCGTAAACCTTCTTACCTTTTACCACTGCGCTAAATGTTGGAAATCCATTTGCAAAAACGGCATCATCATGCCTTGCACGGATATATAAATAACAAACACCACGCGCACGGTGCGCACTTGTCCATTTTGCGTCTTCGCTTACCAAGGCACTATCGGCTGCTTGATTGTCTGCCCCTAAGTGCGTTCTAATTCTCAGCGCATATGCCTTGAAGCTGCCATCTTTGTCTTTAATTTGATATTTGTTATCGGTGACAAAGCCATCACCGTTGATGGTTAGCTTTTTATCATCCGCATAAATATCAACGATTTCTTCGCATTCATGTCCAGCAAGCGCGATCAGCGTGTGCAGATACAATTTGTTATTTGTGACGGAACGATAAAAAATAAGGCCACCAACACGCTGTTCACCATATATGATGGCGTGATCGGCTGCGGGTGAAACCGCGTTTACCGTTGTGCCGTATCCTTTTTGCGCTGCTGTCGCTGATGCCGCCGCTGCTTTAGCCTTGCTCAATGCCTTCTTTTGCAGTGCATTCATCGCAAACGCAGTAGCCGCGGTGTAGGCGGCATAACCTACGATTGTGGCGTAAGAGATAGCTTTTGCAGTACCAGCCGCGAAAACAGTCACCGCTGTTGAGGTGCTAACACCTACCGCCGTGGCTGCTGCAACGAATATTTGTGGCATTAGTCAACGCTCCAAAATAAATCTGTTTCATTTAACGTTGATAATACCAGACCATCATTCATCAGGAAAGCCGCCAGATCAGACACCACAATGCCAAGCGCAATGGGCAGAACGCCTTTCTTTTCGTCGTGTTCACGCCCCACCAAAGTGCCGCGCGGTGGGAAACGTCCAGTGAAGCGTTCTAGCCGATCATCAAGTGCGTCAATGATGCCGCTATATCCTTGTTCATATAGCTTGCGACGGTAATGTATAAATGCACCACGCCCATCGGTATATCCCCCAATCCAATCATCGCAGTACCCCTGACCAGTTATTATTTCGACGCATTGATTGGTGAATGTGATGCAGTCATTTTCACCCCAGACAAATGGATAATCACGCAAACCTTCAAGGTGTTCCGCAAGCGTTATATCCCAATTAGCAGGGCGCATTAGCGTTTACCCCAAACCAACTTTTTTTCCTGTAGGCTCTCCACATAATTGAATGCCTTGTCACCGCTGAACCGCGCATCTTGATTTTGCTTGGTGTAACGACGGTTTCGTGGACGCTGCAAATCAATCAGCCTGTTTTCCACAGACAATGCGATGGTTGCGGTTTCAGCACCTTCATCAATCGTCATTTGATCCATATAACCGCTGAACATTTCCATGACATCAGGCGATGCGTCTGGACTTTCCCAACTTGTCATGAAGCCAAGATAAACTGTACAGATGCGCCCCTGATATGGCTCTGTGAGTGCCAAAGCAAGAAATTCAGGAAGCACTCCTGTCAATGAAAGCGTCATGCCTTTAGCGGCGATGTCTTGCGTTTCCTCAACGTCTGATATTTGCAGCAATGTTCCTGTGCCGATGTAGTCATTGCCACCAATGGTGATTGTGCCAAGCCCAGTCCACGCATAAACAGGGTTATCATCAAAGTTGAAATCAATGGCATAGAACGGATAAACTGCATCATCCGTTAGCTTGCTTAGAATGCTTGCTGCAATGTTGCGTGTCATTATATCGCCTCAACCGCACCAAACGTCATTCCATAGATTGACGCTTCGTTGATGCTCCAGTTTTGTTCGTTGCTTGCCAAGCGAAACTTCCCGACTGTGTTCGATGTCACCACTGTTGATCCATCATTTGGTGCGCTGCGTATATATGGCCATATATCCAGTGATACATTGCCTGAACCATCGCTGTTCGCGTCTTGTAGAACCTTGTGCAGCGTTGCTGTCGAACCTGATCCCAACTGAATATAATCCCCGGCCTTCAGCCATCCAGTTTGGCTTGCGGTGCATCCGTCAATCACAAGCGTTCCACCGACCTGATCCGCGCCATTTACTACTGGTGTGCCACCCGCTGAACCGCGTGGCGTTGCGCCGATAGGATCGCCAAGTGTGAATGTGCCAAGTTGCCCGCGCAAGCTAACCAGCCAAGCGATCCACTGTTCTGCGTCCGCACGCTTCATTGGTGGCAATGTAATGTCAGCCTCCCAACGCTGTCCGCTGTGCGCCACAACTTGCTGCGCATAAGTGAATGGTGACATGCTCATCCCGACTGTGTTGATGGCGCGGAAATTGATCTGCGCGATGCCAGTGTGGGATGGAAGTGTAAGTGGATAACTAATAGCCATTAGAACGCATTGGCAAAACTGCCACCTCTCCGACGCGCATCCAGAACCGCAGCTTTCGACGCTTCTGCGATCTGTGGAAGCAATGTTTGAATTTCGTTGCGCACTGTCTGCTGCACGCCAGTTGAAACGTTGATAGTTTGTTGAACAACGACACCACCGGTGGTTGCGTCTTTCGTATGATCAACCACGGTTTCCCTAGGGTGCATCATGGCCATAAATCCGCCTTTGCCATCCAATCCCCCGGCGCGTGCGCCGTTGCCGGTATATCCACCGTTATTGAATGATGGCAAGCCAAGCGATCCGGTGTTGCCGGTTTGTGGTCCGAGGGCAAATGTAAACATATTAGAAATGAAACCAGTGATCCGTTTCACAACAAATATTCTGAATAGTTCGGATATGATTTCGGCCGCCATAACCCGGAACGCATCTTTCGCCTTCATGGTTCCATTCATCATCGACATGAACGCATTTTCAAAGCTGCGGCCGATCATATCACCTGCATTCGTGGCGCGTTCTTTGGCCATATCAAACGCGGTTTTCATCCTCGATGTGCCGGATGTTATTTTTTGAATTTGGTCGGACGCCTTATCATCGACGGTGATCTGCAATGGCGTTCTGAGTGCCGCATTCAATTCTTTGAAACTTTCAGTGATCAATTTATTTGTTGCGTCCCCAGCATCCCCAACCGCATCGAAAAATTCAGGAAACTTTTCCTTCATTTCATCCATTGCGGCTGTAATTAGTCCCAGACGATCCGCCGCAACCCCTGCCGCGATTGCAATAAACAAGATCGGGTTTTTCCTAGTTACCGCATTCAATGCACCCATCAAAATCTTGGTGGCTGAAATTGCTTTGGCTAAACTCACAAAAGATTGTGCCGCCGTGAATGCGATGCTCCCGAGCTTTATCGCAACGAATGTCCCGGCAACAACCGCCAAGGCCGCAATGTTGTCCGAAACGAAATCAATCACATTGCCCAACATACGGAATGCACCAGTCAATATCCCACTGACGAATGTGGTCAATGGCTCGAACTGCCTCAACAACACGCCCATTTTGTCAATGAAGTTGTCAAACACTGGCGCAAGATTGCTGAATGCTCCGCTGAACCGTTCAAGGCCACCGCTTGCCATCAGTACGCCAGCGCCAACACCCGCGAATGCACCGGCAATCATACCAAGAGGGCCAAACAAGCTGAAAATCTGCGGACCTTGCATCGAGAAAATCCGCAATGCATCGGTTCCCATGCTTGCTTGGACCGCAACGTCCTGAACCTGCAAACCCAACATACCCATTCCGCGGGTTGTTTTCTGTAGGCTGCGCGACAAACCACGATTTGCATTTGCGTGCCTTGTCATTGATGCCGTGGCCTTGCTCATGCTTGTGTTTACGTTGGCGATTTGCCGTTGAACTTTTTGCATTTCAGGAACGGCGTTGCCAACGGCGTTCATCTCAAACGTGAGTTTTTCAACTGCCATTCTTTTCGCGCTCCTGTTTGATCTTAAAGTATGCGACCCATTCGTTATACTCCGAAACGCTGATTTCTTCAATCTCTGCGATTGTCTTGCCTAAAAGTTCCGCAAGTGAAACCAGATTATAGCGGAATGGATCGCTCCTTAGTTTTTTTCGTGTTCCTCTGATGAAATACTTTCAAAGATCGCGCCAAACACTTTGGCGATCACGTTGATCGTTTCCCCCATCAAAATTGGCTTATCTTCCAACGTGAATGCGGCTTCGCCTTTTTCATCTTCGCACTTGCGAATGATCAGTTCGACCATTGCCGACATGGTTGGATTAGATAAGAACTCTTTATGCTTGCGCTGGATTTGCTCCAGATCGCGTGCTGATACTGGTGAAAAAAAGAGGCGCAGCGGTTCGTCCGCTTCGCCCCATTCTTCCACATCAACAAATCCGCGCTCTTGTTCTGCACGTTTTGCTGCGATGCGTTTAGCTATAGACATGGTTTAGGCCACTGTTGTTTCCGTTAATGCACCGCTACCTTGCACCGAAATTGACATTTCCACAAGCCCATCGAATGATGAATTGATTGTGCGACCTGTTACGATGGCTGTGCCAGTGTAATAAGTGTCGCCAGATGTGTCGCCTTCTGGGTATAGGTTCAGCGTCACTTCTGCACCAATTGTTAATGCACCTTGACCTGATGTGTCTGTTTCATCCCAAAACACATCAACCGAACCGGTGAAATTCGTCAATGATGATAAATATGTGCGTGCGGTGTCGCCCATCGTTGTTATATCCAGTGTGTCCGCGCTTTCCTCAATTGAGAAAGAACGGATTTCTGCGATTGCGTCAGAACCGACCTTTACAGTTCCTTCGCTTCCTGTATGTGTCGCCATGGCAAAGTCTCCTTATCTGGCCGTTTCAACATCATCAATTGCAGTGATATAACGCACTGCAAAAGTCAATCTGGCCATCCCGATTGGTTGTTCGGTTTCGCCAGAAAAGTCAATGTCGGTGCTAATCAGCACCGCATCCTTTGCAAGACCGTTGACGGTGAAGTCCCCGGCAATTGCTTCTTCGATCTGAACCGCAATAGCGTCCAAGTCATCGTCCAAGTCGGCTGTGGCCTTCGCGTAGACATCAATATTGATGTTTGCGGTGCGCATCAGCGTCTTTGTTCCTATCGTCTGCAAGCCAGATGTTTCCGCGCCAGTATATACCGTCACCGCGGGCAACTGCGCTTCCGTAAGCGGATAAACGCGGCTTTGATATACGCGGCTTGAAACAAGCGTCACACTGGTCGTCAAGACCGACGCGATCCGATCACGAATTTGCTGCCGAACGTGTGCCATCTTATGCTTTCTCCAACTGGATCGTGGTGACACCAGTTCCGTCATGTATCCAAGCGCG